GGGGAGCCGCATTCTTGCAGGGTGGTGGCCTTGGTATCTACGGTGATTTCTTATTTGCGGATGTAAACCGCTTTGATCGCGGTCTTGCAGAGTCGGTTGCTGGACCTGTTGTTGGCTTTGGTAATGATGTGAAGAACCTTACACTGGGAAATATTATCGAAGCTGCAAAGGGTGAAGATACAAAGGCAGCAAGCGAAACAATTAACTTTGCTGCACGATACACGCCTGGTGCATCGATCTGGTATGTTCGATTAGGTTTGGAAAGAATGATTATTGACCAGGCTAAATTGTGGGCAGATCCAGACGCCCATAAAAAAATGCGGCGGATCGAGCGGAAGTACCAAAGAGACTACGGGCAAGAATTCTGGTGGGAGCCGGGTGAGATGTCACCAACGCGTAGACCTGATATCTCAAATATTCTTGGAAAATGATGCAATATCTGATATGAACAAATATAAGTGACGGAGATGTAAATGGCCGATATCCCTATTAACCCGGTGACACGTCGTGTCCAGTTCACAGGTAACACTGGCACTGGTCCATTTGCGTTTACCTTCAATATCCTAGCAGACGAAGACATTGCTGTATATAAAAACACTACACAGCTTTCCCTTACAACAGATTACACGATCGCAACCAATGCAAACGGCACTGGATCTGTAACCTTAGTAGCGGCGCTAATCACGTCTGATGTTTTGACGATTATCGGCGGCAGGGAACTGGAGCGCACAACTGACTTTGTGACTGCCGGGGATCTTCTGGCCTCAAGCTTGAACGAGCAACTTGATAGTCTTGTTATCATGGCTCAACAGCTCGATGAGAAAATGACGCGTTCATTCAAGGTTAATCCTGGTGACGTGTTTACTGATCTTGAAATGCCTTTGCTTAATGATCGCAAGGGTAAATACCTGGCATTCAATACGACGACTGGAGATCCCGAAGCTGGCCCGGATCAGACGGACGTTGTAACACTTTCTGCGATAACATCTGATATTGCAACACTAGCCGACATTGAAGATGGCACAGACGCAACGGATGCTATCCAAACGGTTGCCGGCATATCTGCTAACGTAACGACCGTCGCCGGTATCTCTTCTAACGTGACGACCGTTGCTGGTGTAAGTGCAAATGTAACTACGGTTGCTACTAACATTTCTGACGTATCTGATGTCGCAGACAATATGGCTGCTGTTCTTGCGGCTGACGATGAGGCTGCTGCTGCGGCTGCTTCAGCAACAAGCGCTAGTTCTAGTGCTACCGCTGCGGCGTCTTCAGCAAGTGCTGCCTCAACTTCGGAAACGAATGCGTCAACCTCTGCAACGAATGCTGCTACCTCGGCAACAAGCGCCTCAACATCTGCAACAACTGCTACTACACAGGCAACCAATGCAGCGACATCTGCAACAAACGCGGCCACGTCGGAAAGTAACGCTGCTACCTCTGAGTCAAATGCGTCAACATCTGCAACGAATGCAGCGAACAGTGCAACGGCTGCGGCTGCATCACAGACTGCGGCTGCTAACTCGGCTGCGGCTGCGGCCTCTGCGTTTGATAACTTCGATGACACTTACCTTGGCAGCAAGACATCTGATCCTACAGTAGATAACGATGGCGATCCTCTGAATGAGGGTGACTTGTACTTTAACAGCTCAGAAAATGAGATGCGTGTGTATGACGGTGCTAACTGGATTGCTGCATCTTCATCTGGCTCTGCCTCACTGCTGAACTATAACTACACAGCCACATCTGGCCAGACTACATTCTCTGGTGCTGATGATAACGCGGCCTCGCTTTCGTACACAGCGCAGAACCTCATTGTTACCTTGAACGGTATCGTTCTTGAGGATGGCACTGATTACACAGCAACGAGCGGCACAAGCATTGTGTTGTCCTCTGGTGCGGCCACTGGCGACGAGCTGAACATTGTTGCCTTTAAATCGTTTACCACTGCTGACATGGTTCCAGCAAGCACTGGCGGCACGTTCTCTGGGAACATTACTGCGACTAAGTATTTGACTGGTGGCAATAAGATTGAGACTGACATCTTTAGGGTAAATGCACAGACCCTATCTTCAAACACAACGATTGACGCAGACGAGAACGCTGCTGCTACTGGCCCATTGACCGTGGCATCTGGCGTGACGTTGACTGTCACCAGCGGAGGGAACCTGTCCATTGTCTGAGATTAGAGCAACAACAATTAGTGATGCGGCGGGGACTGGCCCTATTGCGCTGACGAAGCAGAGTGCTGCGAAGGCGTGGCAAAATCTTAACGGTAGCACTTTTGGTTTGCGTGACAGCTTTAACACTGCAAGTTCTACTGACAATGGTACTGGTGACCATAGCCACACAATGACAACCGCAATGAGTGATGCAGACTATGTTGTTCTTGTGACATCTAGAAACGAAGCGACCAACACAAACAGTGCAAACAATATCCATCAAGGCACTGCTCCTACTGCTTCTGTATTCAGAATCCAACACATAGAAAATGGAAGCGGTACTGACGCAGTATATTTATCCTCATCGGTACACGGAGACCTCGCATGAGTACCATCATCGCAGACAATCTCACCGGCAAGACTGCGGCTGGTAATGTGACGGTCACCTCTGAGGGTGGCGCAGCGACGTTCCAGTTGCAGCAGGGTCTGGCGAAGGCTTGGGCAAATCTTAACGGCTCAACTTTTGGGTTGCGTGGAAATAACAACATCAGTTCTGCCACAGATAATGGCACTGGTGACTACACAATTACGTTTTCGTCAACTATGGATAACTCCGATTATTCTTTTACCATTGGTCATAGAGGTGCAGCAGATAATGACACAGATGACACTCCTTCATTAAAATCTGGAACTAGTGCAACGGGATCATCTATAAGAATTATTTGTAATAACCAGTCTTTGGGTACTTTAAGAGATGTTGATTATGCTTGTATGGCAATTCACGGAGATCTCGCATAATGGCATTCGGTACACTCAAAGCAGATACCCTGACCCACTCGACTGCGGGTTCGCTGGATACGAATTATGTCGTGAATGGTAGTGCGAAGGCGTGGCGTAAGTACGACACTAACGGTGGCACTACGAATACCGAATCTTTTAACTACAGCAGTATCACTGATAATAACACAGGCGATACCACGCACACCCTTACTAATGCTATGAACACCACGACCTATGTGGTTATGCACAACACGCAAGCTGCTACCTTTAGTGGCGTGGAAAACGGTACACCGAACACAGCAACGGCGCATAGGACACAAGTGTACAATTCAAGCGTGGCTCTGGTAGATGTTGACCAGAACTTTGTTCACGTTTCGGGAGACCTCGCATGACAGTGACACCTGAGTTTACCGGCACACATCTGTGGGACAGGCTCTGCTGGGCCAAAGAGAACCTTGAGGGTGTGCAGTCAGACTACCGTGTCGTCTATGAGGATAGCGTCGATGAATGTGCAAAGATACTGGTTCCTGACCCTAACTGGATGGCGTGTGCGCTACAGGGCGGTATCCTGCCTCCTGTCTGGGTCTACTGGGAGTTGGCAAAGGACGAAGCCCAGCCTGACTTCAAGCGGCACACCCGTGGCTACCTGTTGCATGAGACACCGCCCGTTGGCCCTATGACCGAAGAAGAGGCCATTGAGTACCTGATTATGAAAGATTGCCCACAGTCCGTATGGAAATCGTGGGACGAGGGCAACCGCCCGAAGATGGTAATCTGCAAGAAAGAGCAGTTGCCAGCAACTCGTGAGTGGAGAAACGCTTGGCGCATCTCCGACGACTTAGACCTAGCAGCATAAGGAGTAAACTATGGCTGTAACAACCTACATCGTAGACAAGGACGGGAACCAGATTGACGCTTCCACGGCTACCGTTCCATCTGACCGTGCCTTTCGTGGTGCATGGTCTCTGTCAGGAAGCGTCATTTCGGAAGACATGACAAAGGCGAAGGAAATCTTCAAGGACAAGGTTCGTGAGGTTCGCAAGCCACTGCTTGATGCAGAGGACGTGACCTACATGAAGGCACTTGAAGCTGGTGACACGGACGCACAGGCTGCATCTGTTGCTGCCAAGAATGCCCTGCGTGATGCACCTGCCGCTGCTGCAATCGACGCTGCAACCGACATTGCAGGTCTCAAGGCAGCTTGGGATGCAGACACTCTTGGCGACTCGCCCTACGCATAAGGATAACTAGCATGGCTCTGACAACAGTAAGACCACAGGGTATGGGCTTCAACACTGGTAGGAGAAATCTTATCATCAACGGAGCCATGCAAGTTAGTCAACGTGGAGATGACACAGGGGTTACAACATCAGGATACAGAGGACCCGATAGGTTTCAAACAACAGCGGAAAATGCTGGCACTTGGTCTATATCACAGTCGTCAACTGCTCCGACAGGGTTTTCTAATTCCATTAAGTTTGACTGCACAACCGCAAATGCATCTCTAGGTGCTATTTCTGAACTAGGGATGGGGCACGTAATTGAAGCCCAAAATTTGCAGCATCTTAATTACGGCACATCTGGCGCACAGAGCCTAACGCTATCCTTCTGGGTGCGTTCTAACAAGACCGGCACTTACGCTATCTGGTTTTATGAGTATGACGGTGCAAGACAGCGTGGTCTTAACTACACAATCAGTTCAGCAGACACTTGGGAACACAAAACAGTAACCATTGAGGGCGATACAAGCGGCACAATAAATAATGACAATGGTCAGGGTTTGCTTGTTCGTTGGTTTTTGGCTGCTGGTTCCGACTATACTGGGGGAACAGCGGCGTCTGCTTGGCTGTCTTACACAGCCGCAAATTCGTTTGTTGGGCAATCTGTCAATCTCGCTGACAACACAGCTAACGAATGGTACATCACCGGAGTCCAGCTAGAA